ACCTTGAAGGCCGTCATCACCATGTTTTCTCTCACAATGGGCTCTTTTTCTTTTTCTTTTTCTTTTTCTTTTTCTTTTTCTTTTTCTGTTGCCAGTTCGGCCACCGTTGCCTGTTCGGCCGCAGCGACGTGCATGTAACGGATATTCTCCTCCACGGACTCTTCCTCTTGGTCTCTCACTTGTGCTCTAGGCATTCTTCTGGTTGACATGATTGACCTCCAAAAGTTTTTGAAAAAACTTTCAATTTTTTTTACCGTCTAATAAAACTCTCAAATATAAATTGATTATTTGATGAGTCATAAAATAGTGAATTTTGTGATGGGTCAAATAAACTTCTGGTACTACCATTTGGTTGTAATATATTATTTAATATTTCTTCAGTTATATTTGACAAAACATTTGTAACATTTTCACTAGTTATTCTTCTATTATTTTGATTTATATTTGTATTTTGTCTAATTGAATTACTTATTCTCTCGTTTTCGTTTCTTATAGATGGAAAAGGAGTATCTGCAGCTGCTATAGGTTCTTCCTCCTTAGTCTCTTCTGCAGTTTCTATTCCAGGCTCAGTCACTCTATGTCTCTCTTCTCTAGTAGTTGTAGCACTAGTATTAGATTGTGCACGATAGTCTCTTATGTCATATCGGCATACGGGACATCTAACATTTGACTGAAACCAGGACTGTATTCCGCTTGGAGTAAATATATGTCCACAGTGCAGTATTTGCATAACGCTAGTACTTTCATCAAATCTCTCTAAACTAATTGGACAACTACTATTGATTGGAGTTGGTATTTCAGAAAAATGTAGTATTCGTGTTGAATTGTCTACTTGGGTTCTTGTTGGAGCAACCGTTATATTATCATTAAATGATCTCCAAAGATTTGCAGCATCCGTATTACCATTATTAGAATTTCTAATTCTCATAAAATTTGTCAAATCTAACAAATAAGGAACTCCTTCAATATAAACCACTCTTGAATTACTTGGGGATAATTGCGTTTGAGCGGCTTGTCTAACTCTCTCATTTCTATTCTGATTGTTTCTTCTATTATTATAAGTATTTTGATTATTATTGCGTGGTTGATGTTGATTTTGATGTTGATTTTGATTTTGATTTTGATTTTGATTTTGATGATGATTTGTATTAAAGCGTGTATTATAAGGTGTTTCATTATAAGTGAACCTCGTGCGTTCACGGCTAGACAAACCACTAATTTCATTTATATGTTCTATTATTTCGCTCTGCAAATCATATAAACTGTCCATTTGTCTTGTTGTATGATTGTAAAAATTAATATACATGTCCAATAACAACCGTTGATCATAAGTTAACGCAAATTGTCTGTTACCTTGAGACATATCCTTAATATATATTATAATAAATATGTTTAAATGTATATTGACATATATAAAATAATACATGAACTTTGATAACTACAAGAATCGTGGGTTGTCTGGACTGGCAAATTTGGGAAATACTTGTTTCATTAACTCATGCATGCAGATTTTATCACACACATATGAACTAAATAATTTTCTTAATGGGGGGAATTATAAGAAAAAGCTTAAAAATAAACACGAGTCAGTTTTACTTATTGAATGGGATAACTTGAGAACGCTAATGTGGAGCGAAAACTGCACAATATCTCCTGGAAAATTTGTTAAAACTATTCAAAAAATTGCACACATCAAAAAGGCAGACTTATTTACAGGGTATGCTCAAAATGATTTGCCTGAATTTTTGTTATTTATAGTGGATTGTTTTCACACAAGTCTGTCGCGAGAAGTAAATATGAGCATAAATGGAACTGCAACAAATGAAACTGACAAATTGGCAGTTCAGTGTTTTGAAATGACAAAAAAGATGTATGCAAAGGAATACTCTGAAATATGGAATTTATTTTATGGAATTCATGTCTCTCAGATTATTTCATTAGAAACTGGTGAGGTGTTGAGCAGTTCTCCAGAACCCTATTTTATTATTAATTTGTCTCTACCAGAAAACAATAAAAGTCCAAGTCTAGAAGACTGTTTTGACTTGTATGTAAATGGTGAGACTTTAGAGGGAGAAAATGCCTGGTACAACGAAGAGACAAAAGAAAAACAAAATGTTCAAAAAAAACTAATATATTGGAGCATGCCAACAGTTTTAGTAATTGATATTAAACGGTTCAATCATAAAAACCAAAAAAATCAAATATTGATATCAATCCCTTTAGAAAATTTTGATTTATCCAACTATGTAATTGGGTATAAAAAAGACAGCTATGTTTATGATTTATATGGAATTTGCAATCACAGTGGTGGTGTTCACGGAGGACACTATACAGCATTCGTAAAAAATGCAAATGGTAAATGGTATCATTTTAATGACACGTTTGTTACAGAAGTTACAAATTTGAGTAATTTAATAACGCCAAAAGCATATTGCTTATTTTACAGAAAAAAAACAATTCAATAATATATATATGGACGCCAACACAAGTTCAACTATAGAACCAGAAAGTATGTACAATTATATGAATGGGTTATTAATGGACCCAACCGTATTTATTATACTAGTGTTTGTGGTTATAATTTATATTATCTTTTTTGTTTCTTTAGGAGATTCATCAACAAGTCCGACTACGACCAGTTCAGGACTAACGAATAATACTGCTGGTTTAGAAGGTTCAACAAATTTAATAATTATTGTTATAATTGGTATATTAATAGTTTTAATATTGTTTAACGCGTTGCAATATTTTTTTAGCATTGATATAGTTGCATCTATTAAAAACCTGTTTACCCCGCAAAAACAGTTAGATATTGTAATTAACCAAACTATTCCAATTGATTTGTCTTTTAATGACACTTTATTTAGAGATTCACTTGGACAACAAGTGTTTAACATACCTGGAAATTATTATGGCTACGAACAGGCTCAAACTTTATGTAAAGCGTATGATTCTCGTTTAGCAACTTATGACGAGGTTGAAAATTCTTATAATAAGGGCGGCGAATGGTGCAATTATGGCTGGTCTGATGGTCAAATGGCTTTATTTCCTACTCAAAAAGTTACATTTGACAATTTGCAAAAAATAAAAGGACATGAGCATGATTGTGGTCGCACTGGAGTAAATGGAGGTTACATTGCAAACCCTAATGTAAAATTTGGTGTAAACTGTTTTGGTTATAAACCAAAGATAACATCAGAAGAAGAAGAGATGATGCAAAATACAACTCCTTATCCCAAGACGGAAAAGGACGTTGTCATGGAAAAACAAGTTGACTTTTGGAAGACAAAGATAGACGATATATTGCTTTCTCCTTTTAATTATGATAGTTGGAGCCGATATTAAAAAAAAGTATTCGTATAATATATAAATGTCTGGAATTAGGAATGACTATATTAACCACAACCAAGTAGAACAACCTATAAATATTATAGGTGAAGAAGATGATATGCCACAGGCTCAAAATATGCCAGAAAATATTCCAAATGATGAAATGAACTGTATTAACTTGTTAAGGAATCGGGGTTATAGTATAACGGACAACGTGCGAAGATTTACATACGTTAACAATGGTGGTAAAAAATCAAAAAAAACAAAACGAACAAGAAAATCCAGAAAAACCAAAAGATCAAGAAAAAATTAAACGTGTTTCATTACAAATAATCACTATTTGAAATGAAAAATAAAGTTATACTTCTGCATTTTTTTTTTGTTTTTTTGTTTTACCGGTTGAAACCACATTTGTGCGTCTAGTTTTTCTTACTCTTGTTCCACCTTCCACTTCAACCATTTTCAATAACTTTTCGTGAATATCTTCTCCTATGGGGTCGGGATCTTTAGTATTTTGGATTTTTGAATCATGGACATTACCACCAAATTGTTTTCTAGTAAATTGTGCAAGACCTGCAGGAACCACTAAATCTTTGAATATATCGGAAAAATTTCCACCACCTGTTTGCGAACTAGAATTTCTAGTTATTAATGCGGGTTCTCCTTTTTGCATTAGAATAGAATCTACCGTAAATCCAGCACTGTGAATTTTTCCATCAGATTTATTAAAAACCATATCATCTTCTTCAAAAATAGAGGGGGTCGTCATATACATTATTAGTATATAAATTAATTATTGGAAATCCGCTTTATTTCTGGAACAACTTTAACATCCCGATGTTGTTTTAAATAATCAACAATCTGCTTTACTTGCGTCTGGTTTTTAATAACTTCTCCTAAAGATTTTTCAACATACTTGAATGTTAATGGTGAAGTAATTTTTGAAGTAACAAACCGAAGCTTACCGTCGCTAATTTGTACAGTTGCATTTCTCAAATCGTGTTGTTCCGCATGATGCGTTATATTTTCACTTAATTTATGTTTTTTCTCTCTTAGTTCGTGAATCTTATCATTCAACAGTTTGATTTGGTTGTCTATTGAAACCCATTGTTGTATATTCTGTTCAAAACTCATTATAGTTTATATAATATAAAACAACAAAAAATATAAGTTAAAGTTTTGATTATTTAATAATAGTAAATTATATATGTTTTCAGGTGATAGCGTGTTTACTATGAGTCACAGAAAAAAAAATTATACTCCCTTAAATGATTCTAAAAGAAAAGCGGTCGGCAAGACTATTCTATTTACAAATGCGAGAGACGAAAAAAATATTAGAGAATGGATTGCACATCATTTGATTATTGGATTTGATTTAATTTATGTATTTGACCATAAATCCAAGATTCCTTTAAGCCAAGAATTAAATATATTTAAAAAGGGAGTTATTGTTGAGAGATGTGAGCTGGACGGACCAATTAAAATGAAACTTATGATGAAAGCCGCACAAATTGCCTCTGGAGCTGGTGCCGACTGGATGTTATACTTAGATGCTGATGAATTTTTAATTTTAAATGCATTTCAAAATGTCAATGAGCTTTTGACTCGCTATTTATTTGCCGATTCAATAGCCATAAATTGGCTAATGTTTGGGACAAATAATCATAGAAAAGAACCCCGCGAAGGATTAATTATTGAAAATTATACAAAGTCTGATTTAAAACTTGATAAACATGTTAAAAATTTTGTTAGACCGTCACAAGTGGTTAACGCTATAACACCACATTATTTTGTTATTTCAGAACCTAGGAGAATGTTCTCTCTTAATATGAAACCGATGTATTCATCAAAATCATTTAATGAATGGGATGAAAAATATAATATGTGTTCGGCATTTATAGCTCATTATGTTTTCCAATCGGAAGAATCTTATATTAATAGGAAAATCAATTTACCCAGAGATGATAATAGTATGTTTAGACAAATGGAAGAAAACATTCATGATAAGCACAATGAAGTTGAAAATTTGGCAGTTAAAAATAAGTATGCAGAGAGAATAAGTATTTTATTAAAAAGTTTATTGGGTAACCGTCTTTAAGTAGTTTTAGAATATATTTATTTTTTTGGACATTTTTTGTACGGTGAATAAAAAAAATTGATTAAATTTTTGAAAACTTTAACGTCGGAAAAAGCCCAGGAATGCTGACACAAGTCTTAGTTTTATGTCTGTTGGTTGTGTTCCTTCTGCCACTTGGCAGTGGACTGC